TTCCCACTCTCGCAGACGGTCAAAGGCTTGCTTAGCGCCCACTCGCTCCCGTGCCAACAGGCTTACGAAGTTTCCCAAGAACAGTTCCACGTTCTTGCCGGAGAAGCCCCGCGAGGTTTTGTAGTAACGCTTGTACTCGGTTTCATCCACCAGGGAATCGACCGGCACATCGACCCGTATGTCGTCACGCATGAGGGTCCAGATCGGCTCGAAGTAGCCAGGACGCGCGAGCAATTTGAACTGGCCAAGACCGTAGCGCCAGAGACCATCCAGATGGCCAGCGAAGGCTGCAAAGGAATCCGTCTCGATAGCTTTACCAGACTTCGCGTCAATAGATCCGCTGGCGAACTGCTGGATGACCGAATGGTGATAGCGAAGCTCTACACGCCACACATCGGCTTCGGGATCGTAGTTATCTGGATCGGTTGCATCGAATGAATCACGACGACGCCAGACGCTTTCCCAAAAATCGAGCTTATCGGTCGCACGAGCCTGCTCGGTCTTGTTGTAGATACAGAGCTGGACGCCACTGGCTGAGCCAAACATGGACGTTTCGCCCCGCCCGTAAACGCTCGACTTGGTTGCCCAATGAATTTCGTTGATGCCGGAGATATCCCGGTGCGTCCGAGCTCGGCAATGCAGACGCGCCACCAGATCCGCCGGAGGTTTCCAACCTTGCAGATCCAGTGCGAGGTGAACGGCGCACTGGTTGCGTTCTCGGTGTGTCATCACGGCTGCGGCGTAGTAATCCATACGCTCCTGCAGCCGCTCCGGTGACAGCGCGTCGATGGCGTGCGGTGACACTTCGATCTTCAGATGAGGCCCGATGTTTTCCAGCTTGGCGTTGAAATTCTTGATGAGCAGGATGAATCCAAGGTCAGCGTTCTGGAGCTTGTACTGATAGCCAGAGTCCCGCCCTACCCGACCGGAGTGCCAGAACTCCCCGGCGAACTCGACCATCGCGCCCGGTTTCTCAAACAGCGCCATGATTTCCGGGCGGATCAATCCACGATAGAGCTGACGAACCGTATCGACACCACAACGGAGTAGCCGAACGCTAGATAGATCGACTATCCGAGCGGTACCCGAATCAACAAACAGTCGGCTGTGACAATCCTCCAAGCCAGTCAGGATGTCGATTCGTTTGAAGTCCTTATTCGCCATTCCGTTTTCCCCTTTACTCTGGATTACTCTGGTTGCTCACTCGGGTTTATCTGACGTGTTACAGGGACGTCAGCGCGCGAGGCACGCCGGCTCGTGCCTCGCCGTGCGTGCCACTGACGCGCTGACGGTCATCACCACAGAAAGCGTTCCTTCTCATAGGGCACCACTACTACTGAAGTACCCTTGGGAGCAGTTTCCAAGGCCCCCGAAACGGCCTGCTCGAATGACCGAGGCTGACTATTGCCAGCCTGTATAGGTGCTTGCGGCGGCTTCGGATCGGGCCGCGCGGGGTCGAAATAGCCGTGCTCGACGGCGTTCTTGCAAAACGAGAATGACGTTTTGTGCCACGTGCCCTGCTGGGAATAGCACTCGCACATGTAGCCCTTGCCACCGGCACGAATGACTCGATAGCGATTACGGTTGCGCTCGATATAGCCCTGATCGGAACTCATGACGCAGGAAAGCTTGGGATAGGTTTGAGGCTTGGTCAGCTCGTCATAAATCGGCGCCGAGCTGGGAACATCAGGAATGCGAGGCGTGCGCAGGGCGGCGTATCGCTCAGCCGTCATCGGCGCGGACTGCTGGCCGGACTTGTCGCCTGGACGAATGAACGCGTCCACCGAGCTTTTAACCTGGTCGACCACGCTGCCGGTTTGCTCCGAGCTGGTTTGCGCAGTAGCGGCCTGCTGTTTCTCGCTTTCGAAGCGACCATAGGCCCGATAGACCAAGATGGCCGCGACTATGATGACGCACAGCGCCAAGATGAACTTCGTCGGGACCTTGGTCTGAAAGTGATGCTTGGCGTTCGTACTGGTATATGCACCGAAGTAGCGCTTATCGAGCCGAAGCGATTTTTTCTCAGCATCCTTGAAGCTGGTTTTCACCTCGACCTTTTCCACCACCACTTCTGATTCAAAACGCAGCAGCTGTGATGACTTGAATACGCGCCAGTAGTGGATATGGCTGTTGCACAGGCGACGCAGATGCACGTCCAGATAGCGCGGGTCTTGTGTGACCAAATGCACTTCGTGGCCCTGGTGACGCATGGTCTCGAAGCGGGTGATGTGCTCAGGCGGTCGAGCGCGCGGATCGCGTGCACCGAACCAGCCTTGAGCCTCATCGACCACGATGATCGAGTCGGCCGGCAGCTCGAACCACTTCTCCGGTTCCTCGAACGCGAACCACTGCGCTTGCAGCTGATCGGGCTTGAGGCCGTTGATGTTGTGGTAGTAGACGACGCGACCTTGACCGTGGGCGCTCTGATCCACTTCGCGAATGGTGTTGAGGGTCTTGCCGTGGCCGGGTTTGCCGGTGCGGATAACGAGCATGACGGCGGCCCCTTATGCTTCGATGGAGGTGCCGCCCGGCTTGCGCCAGACCTGAGCACGACGGCGGTCGGTCGCCTTGTCGATCCCGGCGAGAATGAAGCGCGTGGAGATTGCAGCGAAATAGACGTTTACCACCACATCGAACTTAGCCAGCCCAAGAATTCCCTGAATCACCGGCCCCACGTTCCCCATCATCCCGAACAGATAGTCCTGAGCCTCCTGCATGATGACGTTAAAACCGAAATAGGTGATGAAGCCCCAACCGAGCATCCGAAGCACCATCTTCACCAGCGGCCCGACGATGATGATTAGCAGTTGGGCAATGAACATGAATTGCATTTATTGACCTCCTACGGAGCGGCCTACATAGAGCGCGGCCAGAACGGTGGCGACAGCCACGAACAAGCCGCTCAAGCTGCTGGCGGCGGTACAAAGGGGCTCATAACTAAGTTCGAAGGTGCGCCCACCACCGAGACGCAGACTGAAGCTTTCAGCCGCAGGACAAGTTTCAGGTAGAAAGCGAGTGCCTTGAGAAACAAAAGAAGGAAGCTGTATATCGCCGGCGCCTTCATCAAGGGTGAATTCATCGCCCTCGAAAAGCCCTTCGATATCGGATTTATGCTTGTCGAAGTCGGCCTGTTCTTCGGCGTGACAGCGAAGGGCCTTCTGCTGGCGAAGAATGGCGCACTGAACAGCATCGCCGGCGCACACTAGTTGCTGGTCACAATTGGCTCCCGAAGCGCTGCCGTCATCCCCGTCACCATCACCGCCACCGGTATCACCACCGCCGCCCGTATCACCGCCGCCACCTGTATCGCCACCACTACCTGTATCGCCACCGCCACCCGTGTCACCACCACCGCCTGTATCGCCACCGCCTGTATCACCGCCATCGCCGGGCTCACTGGAATCAAGAGGGTCGCCCGCCCCCGCCAACTCTTGCGACGGCGCATGACAAATTGAACCCGTCCCGCCAGACATGAAATTACAGAATCCACGGTCATCGGAGCCGGAATTTAAATAACAGGACGTAGCGACGGCTCCGATATACTCACACGACTCATAACACTGACTTTCGTCAGGATCAGCATGCCACACCACATACCGAGAGTTATTAACTAAAACAACCGGCGAATCTGGACCTTTAAACTCTTGTGTAGCCTCACGAGTAGACTCGCAAGAACCGCAACGACCATCATCCAGAACCTGAAACCCTTCAGGGCAATTCGCATTGGCAGTCCAGATGGAACTAACGACAGATGGCGAAAAGTTACCTCTAGGGTGATACCTAAGCCGGCACTGAAAAACCTTCCTAGTCGGCGTATCTTCATTTTTCAAAACATCGACAAACTCAATCTTCTTATATAGTGAATCCCCATCAGGCTTTGCAAAGGACCTACAAGATCTATTGACGTTAGCGGTAGAAACTCCCGGACGCGAAGGGCTCGTAAACAAGGCGCCCTCAAAATCGCTATATTCAATAGCCATTAACCCCGAAGAAAACAGGAATGGCGCCAGCGATAAAGCGGCTTTGAAGATAGCTTTCATATAATTAAACCCGCCCAAAAAACACGAGATAAAACGCCAGGGTGGATAGGATCAGGACGTACAGTTCGTAGCTCATTGGCGTTTCCCTTGAAGAGAAAACCCCGCCGGAGCGGGGTTTGTTTGCTTCGGCACATGCAGTGCGCGGTTCCCGGTTACAGGGCGCGACGGATGTACTTGAACGCCATGGCGGCGATGATGACCCCCAACACGGCGGTGCCGACGGTGCCGACATCGGTGCCAGCCTCCGTCAACGCCGCGGTGGCTTCGGCGCCCACAGCGGCATAAACGGACCCGGCAGCAGCCGACATAGCAACGGCAGCGCCGATGCCAACCTTCTTGATGAAATGCTTCATATAAACCTCGCAGTTACAGGACTTTTTTCAGGACCAGAAAACCGAACACGATGGCGAACAGCAGAATCGCTTCGCCCTGTAGCTCGGTGACCTGTTCCCAAGACAGTGCAGCGCCATAGAGGCTCTGCATTTCCTCGACCGTGAGGGCCACCAGCGAGCCGGAGCAGATGGGCGAGCCATCGGCGCCTTGCAGCCAGTCACCGTCACAGGCGAGGAAATTCATGCACCGGCCTCAAGGAGGTCGGCGGCTTCTTCGAGCGGTTCGCAGTCCGGGCAGACGGCGAAATGGGGCGGCAGGCTGAGGTCCGGCAGCAGATCGCTTTGCGGCGCGGGCAGCGCCATGAGCTTGCCCATGTCATTGCCGCAGCAGTCGCAGATCACTCGGTCACTGATCAACATGGCCGCCCCTCCCCCTTAGTTGGCTTTGGCCGGCTCCGGCTGAGTGCCGGAAGGCTTAGCGGTCTGGTGGGCAGCCGGCTGGGTCGGCTTGGCGGCTTGAGCGGCGGCGGCTTTCACCGGCTCGACGTGCAGGACGATGAACTTGCCGGTGTTCTTGGAACCGCGCTCGATCTCAGTGGTGACGCGGATCGGCTCCAGCACATCGAGGCCTTCGCAGGCGGCCCACACTTCGTCCAGGGCCTCTTCGGAGACATTCATCGACAGGATGGAAATGCCCAGGTCGCGTTTGCCGTCCGGCTCGTCACCGACAAACAGCTTCACCAGCTTTACGTTGTCGAACTCAACTTTCTCAGCACTGAGAAATGCAACTTCCATGATCGAACGTGCCATTTGTGTTTCCTCTCTCTAGTTGCGCTTTATTGCGCGGCTTTGCTTTCTGTAGGCTGAGCGATCCCGAACCGGTGAACTCGCAAGTTCGCCGAGGTGATCTGTTACTTGGCCTACCGGTTAAAAGGTCGCGTTGTGCGTGTTCTCTAGTTGGTTAACACCAAGGGCTTTGCCCTTGTCATCCCACTCTCGCCGCCGAGGGCTCAGGAGCGCGGGGAGTAAAGCGCTCCCCGCCCTCCCGAGCGGAGGCTGTTCCTGTTCGTGCAGGGTCAAGGGTGTGCTCCGCCCGTGCTTCCGTTCGCCGGATCGGTGAAGCGTGATCCGACGAGCCGGGAGCGCGGCCCTGGACCTGTTCGGCTTCGGGGGCGGCTGGATTAACGGGCATGCAATCCACCGGGGCTCCGGCGCGGTGCTCGCTGATCCTCATCCCCAGCCAGGGGAAGCCGAACAGCACCATCGCGAGCAGCGCTATGGGCAGGCAAACGCGCCAGAAGAAATCGGCTTGTTCTGTTGGATCAACCATGGCTCACCCCACCAACTCGAACGGTTCGTGAATCGGGACGTAGGGCGTTGGCCGGCCAGTGTCGAGCACAACGCTCCAGTACTTCGGGGGCCGGGCGTTCGGCTCGTGTTTCGCGCAGAACGAACGCGGGGTCACCTGCCAGCGACCATCGACCAACTGGACCGACGCGGGGCGGCATTGGTCGCATGGTGTGGACCGGGAGAGAGCGGGTTGTGCCATCGCGGCCTTTGACCAGCAGACAGAACAGTCGCAGTTCGGGGCGTGCGGCAGGCGCAGATACTTCGCCGGAATGCTCATCAGCAGGCACCTGCGCCGAGGGCTTTACCGCAGGCTGGAGATACCCCTTACGCTCAAGCCAGACCCGATCAGGCATAACCGGACCAAGATTGGCTTCGTCCGGAAAGGGACGACCGCTGTGCTCAGTGGCAGACATGACCAAACGATCGAGCCGGAACGACTCTTCCAACGAGATCAGACCCGCGTCGCGAAGTGCAGAGATAAAGCCCCAGCAACGCCCCACGTTGAGGCCATGCTGTAGATGGTCCAGGTGATGCAACCGAACGACCTTGAGCAGGCGCCGCAGTGTGCGGGTTACGTCGCCATTCAGCTGGCTATTCATCGGCGTAATCCCCCTGGCAGAACACCGACTTGCCCCGCTCGATGTCGCGGCGGATGCGATGCAGGTTGATGACGCGGCGGCGACCGATCTTCACGGTTGGAAGCGTGTTGGTTTCTACCCAGCCCCGCACCACATCTTCGGTGATCTGCTCGACGCCCATCATTTCGGCCAGCACAAGCTGCGTGCAGAACGGGGCTTCCCGGAAGCTGACGATCCGTTCGGCTTGGCCTTCGATGGTTAACCCCACTACACCAGACTGTTCCATAGCTTTTTGCCCTATAATCATTCCACCGACCACTAAGTAATACTTACTAAGCTAGGGACATTATGCCTCAAGCTTTACTGAGTACAAGCTACTAAGTAGATCATTTTAGAATGATAAAAGACCGGCTTATAAGCCTTTTTAATAGCAAGCGAACAAGTGTCTGGTTTGAAAAAGAGACCGGTATTGATCGGTATCGATGGGGAAACATTCGCAACGGCAAGGCACGCCTTTCTGATGCAGAGATCGAGGCAGTGGTGAAAGTGTTTCCTCAGTACGCTCTATGGCTTGTCACTGGACAGACCGCACCCGAATGCGGCCAAACAAGTCCCGAATACGACGAGGCCAACCGAAACTTGGCCAATCCAAACGCGGGATAGCGATTACCCAAGAAATTGCTAGGCGCTGGTACGCCCGAAGGATCGGAGGAGGAACGGAATATGGACGTTGAACGTGCTGTATTGAAAGCTGGCGTTACCTTGGCTGCACTATTCGCCGTCTACCAAGGTACGCAGGGGATGCAGGAGTTTGCCAAGCAGCGCTCAGAGAAAGCCAGCCAAGAAGCCCAAGCGCTGCAAATAGAGCGGGAAAAGAAAGAACGAACCGAGGGCTACATCGAATCCCTTCGTGTGAAGGAGGCCGAACGGCGCCGCTCCGAAGCCGCGAGTTTTAATCCTGGCGAAACCAGCCAAGACAAGCCTAACCCAAACGCAGGATAGCGATCACAGTGTGTAGGGAAAGGAGTAGTGAATGGCGCACCAGGTAGCCGCAGCGGTTGTTTATCGGGACGGCAACATTCTTATCACTCGCCGTGCACCAGGCGAGAAGCTGGCCGGAATGTGGGAGTTTCCCGGGGGCAAGCTTGAACCCGGCGAGACCCCGCAAAGTTGCATCATTCGCGAGCTACGCGAAGAGCTTGGCGTCGAATCCGATGCCGGCGAGATCCTTACCACATCCCTATACACATACCCGGGCGGTGCTATCGAGCTAATCGCAGTGTGTGTCTCCCTGCGCTCTACCGCTCTCAAGCTCCAGGTCCACGATCTGGCCGAGTGGGTCCCTCCTAATGAACTGCTGGGCTACGACTTAGCTCCCGCAGATATCCCGATTGCCGAAGAGATCATCCGCACGTATGGCTAGCTTTACGCCGCCAGCACCTGGCGCAATGCTCAATAACGACGAGCTCACAGCGACCTTTCTTTGCAGCGGACAAGGCGGCATGCGCCGGTCCAAGCGCACCAATACGTTGGTTATCGTCTCGAACCATGTCGAGTCGGTGTATGACGATCGTTGGATAAATGACGTGCTGCATTACACCGGCATGGGGCAGGTTGGCCCCCAATCGCTTGAGTTCAATCAGAACAGGACGCTGAACGAATCACCCACCAACGGCGTAGCGGTCCACCTGTTCGAGGTTTTCACCAAGCGCGTATACACATACATCGGTGAGGTTGTTCTGGCCGGCAAGCCCTATCAAGAGCAGCAGCTAGATGCCGAGGGTAGCAACCGACCAGTCTGGGTGTTCCCGTTGCGGTTGAAGGCAGGCGACTTACCTGAGATACCTGAGACCACGTTGAAAGCGCTGGACCAGGTTAAAGAGAAACAAGCTCGCTACCTAAGCGACACTGAAGTCGAGAAGCTGGCCAGGCAGCAGGGGCAGACGAAGGTAGGCACGCGCACCGTTAGCGCAACTCAGCACCAGCGCTCGCCATGGGTGGCCGAGAACGCACGGCGTCGAGCCAAAGGCCATTGTGAGCTGTGCGAAGAGCCGGCACCGTTTAAGCGGAAGGACGGTAGCCCCTATCTGGAAACCCAACATATCGAGTGGCTGGCGAATGGCGGGGCGGACACGGTGGAGAACACCGTTGCACTTTGTCCGAATTGCCATCGAAAAATGCACGTGGTGAACAACGAGAGTGATAGGACCGCGCTTAAGAAAAAAATAAATACTTTGCCGTAGGGATAAGGAGGGGTTAAACCCCTCCAAATACTCGCTAGATAAAGTTGCAAATAGTTTCCATGTGATGTTCCACGGACAGCTGTTTTACTACGCCCAGGCCAGGGAAGTGCTGGATGGCATGGTAATTGCGAAGTTCAGAAATCCCCCATGTGCGATCAAAGTAGCGTGGGTTGCTGTTGTCGAAAGCAATCAAGTCGTTTAGCGCTTCCAAGAATTTACCGCCCGGGTTGGATGGCGAGGTGGGCTGACTTGTGGAGCAGAAATGCTTAACGTGAATAGCGCTAGAAGGCTGGTGCTGTACATGAGACATGTGGATCGCAACTACATAGGCTGGGCCACCCGCCTCAGAATATTCCTCGCCCATTACAGTGAAGTCACCCACGCCAATTGCGTTTGGGTAGCTCCTGTAGGTGAAGTGAAGATTTGAATAGAAAGACGTTGGCGGGTAATCTGCATTTCTTCGCTGCTTAGCGAAGGAGTCTAAATATAGCACTATGCGAGAGACTGACTGAAGTATTGTCGCGTCTACTTTTAATGGGTTTGCAAAAGTGCAGTTTGCTGCATTTAAGATTGGGATCGCTGTTGGTGAGATATCTGAGACTAGGTAAGCAGCAGAATTGGGTGTATTTTGGAGTAGGGAAATTGAATTCGTGTCAAAGGAGCTGAGTATCTTTACGCACGGAGCAAATTTTCCTGACGAACGCGGATTATGTTGCAGAGAGTGATAAAGATTTGTGCCTTGGTTGCGATATTCGCCAAGAGTTGGGTTAATAACAACATAGGGTGTGATGCCTTTACCGAATAAGTCATCAATGCAGGCGACGATCTGATTAAGGCTTGAGTTTACTGGTTCAAGCAATGGCCTACACCTGGCTGATATAGGCAGGGATGCCAATTCCTTGATGGCGCTTAGTTCATGGAGTTTTCCCCGTAGTATTGGGTAGTACATAAAGCTTCCTTACTGAATGTGATGTTTAAGCTTTTAATCAGTCTTGACTTGCTGGTGTTGGAAAAGTTGTACTCAATGCCGGCCGCTAACAGGTTGTCAGGGAGTTGTTTTACAAAATCATCGTCCGCCTTTCTTGTTTTCTTTAATGTATCGCATAGCGCTTTTCTGATATCAGCAGAACTGGCGTCATGCAGCATTTCCTTGCAGGCATCGTAGGTTTTTGCATTAGAGGTGTTTGGTACCTCTCCAAACAAGGCGCGTACTATTGTCATGTACTCTGATTTCCGCAGTGACGACATTAAAATTTCAACGTCTACGGCGTGCTCGGAAAACTGGGCGCTTTTTATTTCTGCTAAAGTGTTGCGTCGACTAAGCTGTAAAACTCCTACGGAAGCTGGCAGGGATGGTGTGAGCTTTTCATAGTGTTTCTCAGTGGTCACAACATAAACTTTATCAAAAACTCTAAGGTAGGAGTCTAATTGCTCTTGAAGTCTATTTAAATTGTCGTACTCGGACTTTATTTCGTAGCAGGTGCTGATGCCGTTTAAGATGACGCAATCTGCTTTGTTGTGGCCTACTCTGAATTCGCTTAGCATGGTTGCTGTTTTTAAAGAGTGGCGGCCGAGCAATATTTTTTTTGCGATAATATTTTTGAAAAAATATTCATTCTTGTAGTTTCTTTCGAAGTCTTTGTAGCAGAGTTCGAAAACGTCTTTGGCGCAGAAAAAATCCCCCAAAGACTCTTGGTATCTAGAGGCAACTTTTTCTAAAAGCTCTAGGTTACCGTCTGCAAATCTGGATAGCTCCTTGCTATTGAAAAGACGTGCTGCTTCCTTAAGAAAAATCATTATTTCCAACCTTGCAAATGGCCAGGGCAAGCTGTAGTGATTTCGAGGGAACCACTTCCTACCCAACAATTGGCGCTCTAGATAACAGAGAACGCCTTTTCATGGAAGGATTGACTGACCAAAGACATAGCAATGCATGATGGCATTTTGCTCTGCCGTGGTCACAACCTACCTTTACTAGCCCACACTGGCAAGCAGTCAGGTGACTACATTAGTCTAATTTTCTGATACGCACTGGGGCAGACAGGATGGGGGACGGCTGAAAGCACCGTTTTGTGGGGCTCTCTGGCTCTGTGGGGCGGTACGGAGCGGATTCATAATGCTGGGGTCAGGGGTTCAAGTCCCTGCGTAATATTCAAGAAAGGGTTCAGCGAAAGCTGAACCCTTTTTTTGTGCCTGCCGTTTAGCCAAACAGCATCGAGTACCACCATGAGAGATGACTTCGACAACATCCGCGCCGAGCGCGAAACGCCCTACCGCACCGCCGCTACCTCGTCCAACAAATACGCCGGGCTCTGGAAACAGCTCGCCATAGGGATCGTCGTTGGCCATCTGTCGTTGGGGTTGATAGGTGCGTTGGTTTGGATGGTTGCGGCGCAGTTGCTTGTTGGGGATTTGCAGATCGTCATGCCGTGGGCGGGGAAGCAGGGGTAA